GTTGTTTAACGGACATACCAGAGGCGACAATATGCAATTTAGAGGATATTGCAATACGTATAAGATTTACAATCGCGCAATATCAGCGGGAGAAGTTCAGCAAAACTTCAATGCTCTAAGAGGAAGGTTTGGAATATGAGTGTATATGCTGGACCTGCAGATTGGTGGACAGACGGAACCAATGATGGCAGATATCATATTGCTACGAAAGGCATAGTTCAAACTGGTCTTGTATATCACATTGATGCCGCAGTTACGCAGTCATATCCTGGTTCTGGTTCAACATGGACAGACTTAACAAGCAGTCCAATTAATGCAACGATCAACAATGGCACTTTCAGCAACGACTCTGGCGGATCTTTAATTCCCAGTTCCAATACTGCTAGATTTGCTACAGTTGGAAATCTAGCAGTAGATTCTAAACTTTCACTAACACAGAATTTTTCTATAGAACAGATATTTAAACCTTCAGGATATCAACCTAATGCCTATTATGGTTTAACAAATCAACTTTTTACAAAAGGAACAGCAGCAACTTATAACTATGCTACACAATTAAATAGTGATACTTCAGTAACTTTTATAAAAAGAACAAGTCCAGAAAGTTTACAGTATCATAATTTTACTGTTCCGTCAATGTTGAATAGAGTTATCGTTTTAACATTTGTAGTTTCATCAAATACTACTATATTATGTTACATGAATGACACACTAATTGGTTCTTTAAGTGTTACTGGAGGAGCTATTGCTGCTGTTGCAAACGATCCGACATATATCGGTCATAATTTTAATGGTAATGATGGTGTTTTTAAAGGAAATTATTATAGCTGTAAAATTTATAATGTAGCTTTGTCAACAGCAGAAATCCAACAGAACTTTAACGCGCTTCGCGGTAGATTTGGAATATAAATACCAACATGGCTAATACTTACAAAAACATAGTTATCACACCGAATATCGGTTCATCAACAGACGATCCTAAGATTCAGTTCTCGGGTGGTAACACTTCTGTCAACACCGATATCACTCTTCGCGTGTATCCAACATCTAACGGAACGCTTTCATTTGAGGGTTCTGCTGGCCAGCTATTCTCTATTACCAATGATCTAACAGGCACAATTTTTAGCGTCAATGACGTTTCTGGTATTCCTTCATTAGAAGTTGATGCAAGTGGTCTAGTCACACTAGCAGAATTTGGCGGTAATGTTGCTGTAGGTAGATCAGATGCTAATTATAAGGTTGATGTTGTTGGTGGTGTAAATGCAACAGCATTCTTCATCAATGGTAGTCCAACAAACATTCAAGGTGCTACAGGAAGTCAAGGTACAACAGGTTCTCAAGGTACCACTGGTTCTCAGGGTACTACAGGTACTCAAGGTACCACTGGATCAACTGGTGCTACAGGAAGTCAGGGTACTACAGGTACTCAAGGTACCACTGGATCAACTGGTGCTACAGGAAGTCAGGGTACTACAGGTACTCAAGGTACCACTGGATCAACTGGTGCTACAGGAAGTCAGGGTACAACTGGTGCTACTGGATCAACTGGTGCTACAGGAAGTCAGGGTACAACTGGTGCTACTGGATCAACTGGATCTCAAGGTACGACTGGTGCTACAGGAAGTCAGGGTACAACTGGTGCTACTGGATCAACTGGATCTCAAGGTACGACTGGCGCTACTGGATCACAAGGAACAACTGGTGCTACTGGATCAACTGGTGCTACAGGAAGTCAAGGTACAACAGGTTCTCAAGGTACCACTGGTTCTCAGGGTACTACAGGTACTCAAGGTACCACTGGATCAACTGGTGCAACTGGTTCTCAAGGTACCACTGGATCAACTGGTGCTACAGGAAGTCAAGGTACTACAGGTACTCAAGGTACCACTGGATCAACTGGTGCAACTGGTGCAACTGGTTCTCAAGGTACCACTGGATCAACTGGTGCTACAGGAAGTCAAGGTACTACAGGTACTCAAGGTACAACAGGAAGTCAGGGTACAACTGGTGCTACTGGATCAACTGGATCACAAGGTACGACTGGCGCTACAGGAAGTCAAGGTACCACTGGATCAACTGGTGCTACAGGAAGTCAGGGTACAACTGGTGCTACTGGATCACAAGGCGCTACTGGTACACAAGGTGCTACTGGTACTCAAGGTGCAACTGGATCAACTGGATCACAAGGTACTACAGGCACTCAAGGAACAACAGGCGCTACAGGAAGTCAAGGTGCTACTGGATCAACTGGATCACAAGGTACTACTGGTGCACAGGGTATTCAAGGTCGTCAAGGTACAACAGGAACTCAGGGTGCAACAGGAACTCAGGGCGCTATTGGCACACAAGGTATTCAGGGTGCTAGTGGCGGCGGATATTTCCAAGGCAATAATGGAGATACAGGAATCGCAACTGGACTTGGTGACATCTTCCGTGTTCATACAGATACGCTAACTACGAACACAACTATATACTCAGGTAATAACGCGCTTGCTGCTGGTCCAATCACAGTTGCAGCAAACAGAACATTAACAATACAAGCAAACGCAAGAATAGCAATAGTATAACATGTCAACATTATCTATATCACAAATAACAACCGGCGATAACACAACACCTTTACTTTTTACAACAGGTAATGCCTCGTCTGGTTTTATCAAAGTACAGTCAGCAAACGATGAAATATTGTTTAGTGGTAAACCTAGATTTACAGGTACTATTTCTGGTGTTGCACCCACCGCAGCATTTAACACAGCAAATCTTGCTTATGCACAAGCTAATACTGCTTTAACAACTGGACAAGCAGCTTTTGGTCAAGCTAATACAGCAGCAACAATTGGTTCAGCAGCTTTTGGTAAAGCTAATACAGCAGCAACAATTGGTTCAGCAGCTTTTGATAAAGCTAATACAGCAGCAACAATTGGTTCAGCAGCTTTTGATCAAGCCAATACAGCGGTATCAACAGGTAAAGCAATCGCAATGGCAATCGTTTTTGGATAAGAGGAAAATATGGCAGCGCCAAACATAGTCAATGTAACAACAATTCGTGGTAATACAGAAGTACTGGCAGTTACTACGTCAGCTACTGCCGTTGTAACTAACAACGCAGCTTCCGGTAAAGTATATAAAATAAATTCTCTAGTTATATCAAACATAGATGGCACTAATGCTGCTGATATTACAGTTGATTTGTTTAGAGGCGGTAGTGCTTATTCTATTGCTAGTACAATAACTGTACCAGCAGATGCTACACTAGTTGTCATTTCAAAAGAAACAGCAATATATCTTGAAGAAGGCGATGCACTTAGATGTACAGCATCAGCAGCTGGTGATCTAGAAGCAATTTGTAGTTATGAGGAAATTTCGTAATCTATGCCTTTACAGAGTGTATATCTTAACGGTGGTTTTGTTGGTGTAACAAAAAGCTATAGAAGCGAAAACGCATTAACCGCAATGTCTTTTGTTGCTAGTTCTACAGGAACAAACACACCTAATGTAACCATACCAGCCAGCGCACAAGCTGGAGATGTTGCGATTATAGTAGACAATGAAGATACTGCTGGAACATTATCTGCTCCTTCTGGTTGGACGCTCATTAGATCAGATTCAGTTTTTTCTAACATAACAGGCACGACATATTATAGAATACTACAAGCGGGTGATGCCGGAACTACTGTTACTAGCACTGACGGAACAACTACTAATCACTTTATGTTGTGTGCTGTATTTCGTCCAAATGCTGGTACTATTACAGGTGTCACGATAAATGATTCTGCTGGTCTAGCAACTACTGGCAATCCAGGTACACAAACTTTAAGTATGAGCGCAGAAACAGCAAGACCGATTATTGGGTTCTTTGCGATGGGGCAAAGAGGAAGTAATAATAATGCATTAAATGTCACGGATACGCCTGATGGTTTTTCTGTTATCATTTGTGATGACGAGTCAGGCAGAGACGTTATTGAACTGTATTACATATTATACAACGAAGGTGATACTCCTGCCAATGTTACTGGTGATATTGGAGATTCGGGCTCTCAGTTTATGCAATCTTTCTATTTTACATTTTCATCAACTCCGTCATATATTTTAAACTCTGGAATTTTTAATCTACAAGCTGTTATAGAAGGATTATCGGTGTGAGCAGAGGTAGATTTGGTGGGTTTTTTAAAGGCAGAAAAAGATATTTCAACAATTGGGATGATCTCAAATCAGAGAATGTTGCTGCTCCTGAAACTATTGCTGATCTTGACTATTCAAAAGCTAAAGGTATATGGAACCTCAGATCAACGATTCAATTTCCTAAAAGAACAAATTTGTTCTCAGCATCGTACATAACATCAACTTCTGTAGGAAGCACAAGTTCTAGCTATACATTTAATTCTGTTAACATAGGTGATGCTGACACAAATAGAACAGTTGTTGTTACAGTTAGTTGGAATGCAGGAGCATCCGGCAGATTATTAAGTTCTGCTACTATTGGTGGTGTGAGCGCAACTCTTTTACAAACAAGCAACGCTGCTGGTTATGAAAGAAGTGCAATAATATATGCTAATGTACCTTCTGGAACTACAGCAAACATTGCACTGACATTTAATGGCACGATTACCAATGGTATAGCAATAGGAATATTTAGACTATTAAATGTAACTACAGTCACATCTCCTGTTTATAACGCCCACAACAATACAACAACTACATATACTACAAATATAAGTGTTAATGCAGGAGATTATGTTATATCTGCTTTAGGTGTTGGTAATGGAGTTGCTAACTGGACAAATACCACAGAACGATATACATATACAAAGAGCAATGATTATTTGGAAGGTGCTTCTACTACAGCATTAACAACTGGAACGCTTTCAATATCAGCAACAGGTTCTACATATGGTGTTTTAACAACAGTTGCTTTTAGGTAAATGGAAATAAGATAATGGCACTATATTCATACAACGGCGCATATCCACAAACAATACCATTCAGAATTAGATTGTCTGATGGTAGAACAAGAACTGATCCGACTTCATTTACAGCAGAAGAAATTACTGACGCTGGATACACTGAAGTATCTGATAAGCCAACTATTACTGATACACAAGTTTTGGAATGGAATTCACAAGCGATTGACTGGATTGTTAGAGACAAAACTTCAGAAGAGATCGCTGCTGAACTTGCTGCTAAAAGAACTAAAACACTTGATTCTATCACTGGATATAGAGATGAACTGATCGCTCAAGGATTTTTGTTTAATGATATAATGTTTGACAGCAGACCAGAAGATCAGAAGCGTATCTCGGGTGCTGCACTACTTGCTTTCATGGCAGTTTCACAGGGCGCACAAGCAAACAACTATCTATGGCATGGTGGCACAGAACCTTTCTCATGGATCGCACAAGATAATTCTATCGTTCAGATGGATTCACCAACTGTTATTTCATTTGGGCAAACAGCAGCAGAACACGAAAGATCGCATATTTTTGCTGCTAGAGCATTGAAAGACATGGATCCAATTCCAGAAGATTGGGCAAACACTGCGTACTGGCCATGATTCGTAACTACCTTTGGAATATATTGATTTCGATTGACCAGCTGGGCAATACTTTACTCGGTGGTAATCCTGACGAAACAATATCTTCAAGGTGTGCTAAAATATTAAGCACATGCATTTTGTGCAGATGGTTTTGTTGGCTGGCTGATAAGATCGACCCTAATCATTGTCATAAGTCGATAGAACATGACGAAGGCATATAAATAAGATAAACAACAGGAATAGTAGGAAATGTCAACACTAAAAGTCGCCAACATACATTTTGATTCAACAGGAACAAAAAGTATTCAAGCAAACGGAACAGCCGTAACAATAAACACTGCGGATGCTGAAAAAATCCGTTTTGATGATACAGGCAATGTTCTCATTGGACGCACAACATCAACAGTAGGTAACAATGTCAAGCTTGATGTAAACGGTGCAATCAATACATCTGCTGTACTTATCAATGGTTCAACTTTATCTGTAAGTGAAGCATTTAACCAAGCTAATACTGCCAGAGTTCATGCCAATGCTGCACATTTAACTGCTAATGCTGCACATTTAACTGCTAATGCAGCATTTAACCAAGCTAATACTGCCAGAGTTCATGCCAATGCTGCACATTTAACTGCTAATGCTGCATTCGGCAAAGCAAACTCTGCACTAGCAAATACTTCAGGCGCTGTTTTTTCCGGTAATTTGCCGGTTTTAGGCAATGTTCTCGTTAATCGTACAACCAGCACAGTGGGTAACAACGTCAAGCTTGATGTAAACGGTGCAATCAATACATCTGCTATATTGATAAACGGTTCTGCACTATCAGTTGGTGGTAACTATGTGATGCAAGTTTTTACTGCAAATGGTACTTGGACAAAACCTGCAGAATTGAAAGCTATCAAAGTCACAGTCGTTGGTGGAGGAGGCGGCAATGGCGGACCTATAAGCGCCGGGATCCGGCAGGATGGCGCTGCTGGTGGAGGAACTTCTATGTCATATATACCTGCTCCAAGCATTCCTGGACCTGTCACTGTTACTGTAGGTTTAGGAGGAAGTGTTAGTTCAGTACCAGTGACAACAGGAGGAACATCTTCTTTTGGTGCCTTTTGTAGTGCAACAGGCGGAGGAGGCGCAGGTAGTAGCGGCGGTTCCGGATCAGGAGGAACAATTAATATACCAGGAGGGCGAGGAAGTGGAACCTTAGCCAACCCCACCGTGGCAATAGCAGGCGCTGGCGGCGCGGCAGCAGTGTTAAGCAGCACACAAGGTGGTCAAGATTCACCGACCGGCGGTTCGATCAGCCCCAATAGCGGTAATTTATATGGCGGAGGAGCGTCTGGTCGATGGCGGAATCCGTCATCCGGCAGTTCGCCGCCCAACGGCGTTGGTGCTCAGGGTATAGTTGTTGTTGAGGAGTTTTATTGATGAAAGCATTAATATCACCAAATGAAAAAGTTTATTCTTATGATGACACTGAACTTGGCTCAAGAGTAGCACAGGTAGAGGAAACAGAATTTCCAGTTGCCCCGCCTTTGTTTTGGATAGATTGTCCAGATGACTGTGCTGCCGATAAATGGTACTACTCTGAAGGGCAACTATATATTAAGCCAGAATCAGTTATATAAGAACCAACTGAATAATTGCATTACAGTCGTTATGAAAGGAATATACTATGAATACTGCTGAACAGTATGAAACACATCGTTATGTGCATCTCGAAGGGTTTCTTGACAAGAAGAACTGTGAAGAACTTACTCTCGCATTGAAGAATGAAATTAACAATCGAGGTTGGTTTGATCCACAATGCCCAAAAAGCAAATCTATTAGAGATAGTGTTACCTTTGATAAGTTGCTTGTTGATTTGCTACCACATTTTGAACAGGCTTCAGGTTTAAAATTACTACCAACTTATGCTTATGCAAGATGGTATGAACCAGGTGAAGTTCTCAAAATCCATCGTGATCGCCCTTCTTGTGAAGTAAGTGCTACTTTGACTTTAGATTTTGAGGGTGATGTTTGGCCAATTTATATTGGTAAACCTTCAGATAATCCAACTAATACATCAAGAGTTGATGAACATGACAATACTGTATATGCAGATGATGTCAGCGAACTCAAAATGAAAGTTGGCGATGCAATGCTTTATCGAGGCTGTGAAATGTATCATTGGCGTGACGAATATAAAGAAGGTAAATGGCAAGCACAAGTATTTCTACATTATGTAGATGCAAATGGACCACACAAAGAATGGATATATGACAAACGCGGCAAACTAAATCTGCCGGCAAATGATGATCTTACTATGTGGTTATATAGCGATATACTCACTGAAAAAGATTGTGATATGTTGATTAAGTTGTATAATACTGCGCCAGATGAAGAGGCTGGTGTTGGCGGAGGAACTACTGGAACTATTGATAAAACAATAAGAAATGTTAATAGAGTAGTTCTTCCTGTCTATAAAGGCATTGGAGCTAGGCTTGCTGCGGCGGGTTTAGACGCGAACGCTCAAAGGTGGAAATTTGATATTGAGAGAGCAAATCAGTCGGAATTTTTAAAGTATCCGACCGGCGGCGGTAGATATAAAGGTCATATTGATACATTTTTAAGTAATGATCCAAAAAATTTTGAGGAATGTAGAAAACTGACTGTTCTCGCTTTCTTAAATGATGATTTCAAAGGAGGTAAATTCTTCTTGCAAATTGGACATGAGAAGTTATACCCACCACAAAGAAAAGGTACTGTTTTGGTATTTCCTTCTTTTCTGCTTCACGGTGTTGAAGATGTTGAAGAGGGCGAAAGATTTACGGTTGTAACTTGGATGGTAGGTCCCTGGTTTAAGTGAGCTGTAAATATACATAAATACTCTATAAAGAGGGTATTTACACATGGGCATTCCAGCATCCAGAGAACAGTTGAAAGAGTGGTGTCTTCGCCAACTTGGATTTCCTGTCATTGACATAAATGTGGACGACGATCAGGTAGAAGATCGTATTGACGAAGCCTTTCAGTATATTCAGCAGTTTCACTTTGATGGTGTTGAGCGTTGGTATCTCAAGCATCAATTTACATCGGAAAACATATCTAATGGTTGGATTCCTATAACAGATAACATCATAGGTGTCACAAAGATATTTCCAATCTCATCCTCAAACGCAACCATCAATATGTTTGACTTGCGATATCAATTGCGTCTTCACGAACTCTATGACTTTACCAGCACATCCTATGTAAACTATGCTCTAACAATGCAGCACATTCGTACACTAGACATGTTGTTTTCCGGTGAAACACCTGTTCGTTTCAACAGACATACAAACAAATTGTACATTGATATGAATTGGGGCATGATCAGTCCTGGAGAGTGGGCAGTTATTGAAGGTTGGGTCATTGTAGATCCTGAGACTTATCCTAAAGTCTATGATGATCGTATGCTCAAGAAACTGGCCACAGCATACATCAAGCGTCAGTGGGGCAACAATCTAAAAAAGTATCAGGGTATGCAATTGCCTGGTGGTATTATGATGAACGGGCAGCAAATCTATGAAGAAGCTGTACAAGAGATTGAAGCACTGGAACAATTGATAAGAGATACCTTTGAGGAACCACCTCAGTTTATGGTAGGATAAAATGGCAACGTCCGTATATTTCAACAACTACTCACCTGGTGTTATAAACGAACAAAGGCTTTTGGAAGATTTGATTGTTGAGAGCATCAAGATAATGGGTCATGATTGTTTTTACATACCCAGAGATGCTTATAACAGCGATGATGAAATCTACGGTGAATCAGTCAATGCAAAGTTTACTCGCGCTTATTCTATGGAATCATATATCGCAAACGTTGAAGGATACGAAGGTGACGGCGACTTCTTTTCTAAATTTGGTTTAGAAATTCGAGATACATCAAACTTTATCATTTCTGCAAGATCATTTAATAAATATGTACCATCAAACATAGCTGCTCGTCCAAGAGAGGGCGATCTGTTCTATGTTCCTGTTATGCGTAAACTGTTTGAAGTAAAGTTTGTAGAAGAAGAACTAAACTTCTTCTCTATTGGTAAACGCAATCCATATATATACGAATTGCGTTGTGAATTGTTCCGCTTCTCTGATGAAAATATTACAACAGGTGTTGAAGAGATTGATGAAGTTGAAGTGCAGAATTCTTACACAATAGAACTTGCTCTTGGATCTGGTTCAGGTCTGTTCTATGAAGGCGAGTTTGCATATCAAGGATCAAATGTCGCAACAGCTAATGCTAAAGCAACTGTTACAAGCTATGATCTATCCACAAAGAAGCTGACACTACATAATATTGTTGGCACATTTGCTACAGCAACAGTTATAAAGGGTGAAACTTCTAATGCTTCATATACTGTTACATCCACAGATGTTCTTGGTGATCATGTATTCTATGATCAGTCAGATAATAAAAATCTACAGACTGAAGCATCATTGTTTATAGACTTATCAGAAATTAATCCGTTTGGAAATCCATAATGTTTGGTACACACTTCTATCATAGAATAACAAGAAAATATGTCGTTCTGTTTGGAACTATGTTCAATAATATAACGCTCGTTCGCACAAATACAGACACTGGTAATGAAATTGAACGAGTAAAAGTTCCTATTGTGTATGGACCAAAAGAAAAGTACATATCAAGACTTCGATCTGATCCTGATCTACAAAAGCAAATTCAAGTTAGACTACCACGATTATCGTTTGAATTGACAGGCATATCATATGATGCTGCTAGAAAACAAAATTCCATGTTGAAGGTAGCTAAAGGAAACAGCGGCACATCTGCTAAGTCTTCCTATATGTCGGTTCCTTACGATTTGAACTTCGAGTTGACATTATATGCAAGAAACATAGATGATGGCACACAAGTCATTGAGCAGATAATGCCTTATTTTAATCCTGATTATACTGTAACAATCAATCCTGTAACAAGTCTGAATGTACTCAAAGACATTCCTATCATATTGAACACAGTTTCCAACAACATTGAATATGAGGGTAACTTTGATAGTGTAAGATTTGTCATGTGGACATTATCTTTCACTATGAAGGCACACTATTATGGTCCTATTACAAATCCAAAGATTATTCGCAAAGTTATCGCAAATCTATTCAACGATCCGACACTACAGTCTGGCTACATAACAAGAATCAATCTAGAATCTGGTAATAACGGCACATATCACATGGATGATATCGCATATCAGGGAAACAGTTACGAGACTGCAAATGCATATGGCATCATTCTAAGTTGGTCAGCCAATACAGGAAAACTTGCGCTTGGTGGAGTGCAGGGGCAATTCAAAACAAACAATACAATTCGCGCATTGTCTTCTAATGCAAGCTATCAACTTGCAAGCTTTGACATATCACCTCTCAAACTTGCAAAAATTACAATTGAGCCAGATCCTCTCACTGCGGAACCTGGTAATGATTATGGATACACAACTGAAATTTTAGAATGGCCTGACATAAATGAGTAAGACAGATAAAGCACTAAGCGAAGCACTTGGTATTGAAAACGCAATGGAAATTATACCACCAAAGCAAGTAGAAGTCATCAATACACCACACGAAGATGATGATATCAAAGCTGACTATAATCTGTCTCGCAGAACTTTTAGGTCGCTGATAGATAAAGGCAATGCTGCTATGGAAAATCTGACTGATCTAGCTAAGGAATCAGAAAGCCCTCGCGCGTATGAAGTCCTTGCTACCATGATGCGAACCATCGCTGATACCACGAAAGACTTATATGACCTTCAGAAGAAAACAAAAGACTTAAAAGGTGATGACAAAAAAGAACAACCAAATGTCACAGTGGAAAAAGCTGTGTTTGTTGGGTCACCTTCCGATTTGCTAAAAAAGATCAAGGAGCAGAAAAATGAAGACGTTTAGAGAGTTTAGACAACAGTTGAATGAATTTGCGCCAACAAAGATGGGTGGCAAGGGCGGATTTGATTTCCGTAATATGTTGACACCACCTAAAAAAAAGATAGGCGGTGGTGGTCCTCCTCCTACTGATGATGGAGGTGATCGTGGTGGTGGCGGAGGTCCAAGTCATGCTGGAGCTGTTCGTATAGCAAGAAACCATTTCAAGAATGTACACGGTGTTGGACCAGATGTAACAAGTGCTGGTGATGGTGAAAATCAAGTCACAATAATTAGCCATCCTAAAGTAAAGCATGAGTATTCTGTTATGGATCAGGATGATAATACACAAGTCATTCATACCAGAAACTTGAAAAACGGTGAACAGAAACACAAAGCTATTGAAGTGAATTGGAATACAAGTAGTCTAGAAAAGCACTAATATGAAAACATTTAGAGAGTTTATAAAAGAAGGTAGAGGAAACTCCCTCAACAGTAAGACACACAGCATCATAGATGGTCTAAATCGTGGTAAAAATGCGGAGATGAAAGGTAAATCAAGTATTCCTGCAAAGATCATCAATCAAGATGACCTAAAACCTCTCACGCCAGATGAAGCCGCTGAACATGATAGAATTGCTGGTGAAGCACGAAAGAAGGGCGACTACTTTACAGGCAGCACATTTGGTAATGAAAAAAATAGATATAGCGTTGCACAAGCAATTGCACATGCAGCCACAAAGAAAACTCTCAATATTCCAACAAAAGGTTTTGTTAGAGACCAAGTTCGTAATTATTGGCAAGGCAATGTAGATAGGGCCAAAAAAGCTATACCTTCTAGACAAGCACCTATTTTAATTATGAAACATTCTAAAAAGCAGAAGTCAAGTGAGTAAAGGTTATAACAATAATCCGAATCTCCCGCGCGAAGACTTTATGCACGCCTTCACTCAGGCTGAACTGGACGAGTTTATCAAGTGTTCGCAAGATCCTGTGTACTTCGCTTGCACATATATGCGTATCATCAACGTTGACCGCGGTCTTATGCCGTTTGAGATGTGGGACTTTCAGAAGGAAATGCTCACAACATTCCATGAAAACAGATTCTCTATTTGTAAGCTTCCTCGTCAGGTTGGTAAGACTACAACCAGTGTTGCATTTTTGCTACACTTCATTCTGTTCAATGAGAATGTTAATGTAGCCATTCTTGCTAACAAATCCGCAACAGCAAGAGAAATCATGGGCAGACTTCAGCTTGCGTTTGAGTATCTACCAAGATTCCTACAGCAGGGTGTCAAGGAATGGAACAAAGGTTCTATTGAGTTGGCCAATGGCTCTCGCGCGGTCGCTGATTCCACTTCTGGTTCATCTGTTCGTGGTAGATCGTTCAATGTTATCTTTCTGGACGAATTCGCGTTCGTTCCAAACAACATCGCAGAAGCATTCTTCATGTCTACATATCCTACCATCTCTTCTGGTAAGACAACTAAAGTTATTATCGTTTCTACACCTAACGGTCTAAACTTGTTTTATCGTATGTGGACTGAAGCACAAGAACAGCGCAGTCTATATAAACCAATTGAGATCCACTGGAGCATGGTGCCTGGTAGAGATGAAGAGTGGAAAGAAGAGACGATTAGAAACACTTCTCCAGATCAGTTCCGCCAAGAGTTTGAGTGTGAGTTTATCGGTTCTACAAACACACTCATTCATCCAGTCAAGCTTCGTTCGCTTGTATGGCACAATCCTATTCGTCAAGAAGGCAAACTGGATATCTACAAAGATCCTGTACCGGGCAGAACATATACAATGACAGTGGACGTGGCCGAGGGGCAGGGGCTAGACTATTCCACATTCTCTGTTATAGATGTTACGGAAATACCATATCGTCTTGTCGCAAAATACAGAAACAACCAGATTTCGCCGTTACTGTTTCCAACTATCATAGTGCAAACAGCAAAGTTATACAATGAAGCTTTTGTATTGGTGGAAATCAACTCTATCGGACTTCAAGTTTCAGACATTATTCATCATGAACTTGCATATGAAAATCTAATCAAGATTGAGATGAAAGGCAAGCAGGGACAGCAGCAAACACCCGGGTTCAAAAAGAAGATAGCATATGGTCTAAAAACTACAAACCAGTCTAAGATGATTGGTTGTACCAATCTGAAAACTCTGATTGAAAGTGATAAGCTTATCATAAATGACGCTCAGATGATTACCGAGTTGACTACGTTCTCAGCAGACAAGAAGACGTTCAAGGCCGAAGAAGGTAATAATGATGATCTGGTAATGACACTGGTACATTTTGGTTGGCTATCAGCACAGAAGTATTTCCGTGAAAACATAAACAATGACATTCGTAAAGTCCTACAGCAAGAGCAGTTCAATCTGATGGATCAGGATGTTGTTCCCATGGGTATAATTGACAATGGTATTGATGATCCTTTTGATGATAGTTCAGACAGAGATTTATGGGTAGAAGACCGTAAAAAACTATATCCATTTGATGATCTGAACTGGTTTCCAAAGCTATAAATACTCGTTTTTCTAAATAATGTAGAGAATGAAACAATCTTTCTTGTAAAGGAGAAACACGATGGCATTTCAATTGTCACCAGGCGTAAATGTATCTGAAATTGACTTAACAACTATTGTTCCTGCTGTAGGTACTACAGAGGGTGCGTATATTGGTCGATTTCAGTGGGGTCCAATCAACGATATAGTTACAATAAGTAATGAAATTGAGTTGGCTGCTACATTTGGTAAGCCAGATAATAACACATTCATTGACTTTTTCACAGCAGCTAACTTCTTAGCATATGCTCGTAATCTAAAGCTAGTTCGCGTAGCAAACACATCTATCGCAAATAATGCTACATCAGGATCACAAAATGTTCTTATCAAGAACAATGATCAATATTTAACAGAATATAGTGATCTTTCTGCTAATGGTTTGATTGGTATGTTTGCAGCTAAGTATGCAGGTGAACTAGGCAACTCACTAAAAGTTTCTGTTTATGCAAATACAATCAATACAACAGTAACTTCATGGAACGCAGCAACATGGACATATGCTTCCGAATTTGATGGTCCGCCAGCAACATCTGTATATGCTACAAATGTAAATGGTAAAAATGATGAAATGCATCTTATCGTTATTGACGAAGATGGTGTATTTTCAGGAAGAGCAAATACAATTCTAGAAAAGTTCGCTTTCATTTCCAAAGCTTCAGACGCTAAAAATGATGATGGTTCATCTAACTACTATGTAAATGTAATCAATGATCGTTCACAATACATTTACATCCTTAACAAGGCACTAAATGGTAATGGTGCAGCAAATACCACAACTTGGGGTCTTTCAGCAGCTAATACAACATTTGCACAGGGCTTACCTGAATATACAGCTTCACTAAGTGGCGGTGTTTCTGGTGCAGTTACAGATGGTGATCGTATTTTAGGTTATGATTTGTTCTCAAACGCTGATGAGACAGATGTTTCATTGTTCATGACTGGTGCCGCTAATACAACAGTAGCACAAGCTGTAATTGATCTTGCTGAAACTCGTAAAGATGCTGTTGCTTTTGTTTCACCTGAATTTGCTGATGTTGTCAACAATGCTGGTGATGAAGCAGATGACATCATTGATCGCAGAAACACATTGAACAGATCAACATCATATGCTGTAATGGATTCTGCTTGGAAATATCAGTTTGACAAATACAACAATGTATATCGTTGGGTACCAATGAACGGTGACATTGCTGGTCTATGTGTAAGAACAGACTTTGAGCGTGATCCATGGTTCTCACCAGCTGGTTTCAATCGTGGTCAAATCAGAAATGTTGTAAAACTTTCTTACAATCCAAACAAAACAGATCGTGACGAACTATACAAGAACGGTGTTAACCCAGTTGTAACATTCCGCGGTGAAGGTACCATTTTATATGGTGATAAGACTCTGTTGGCTCGTCCATCAGCATTTGATCGCATCAATGTTCGCAGACTGTTCATTGTTCTTGAAAAAGCAATCGCAAGAGCAGCAAAATTCAGCTTGTTTGAATTCAACGATGAGTTTACTCGTTCACAGTTCGTTGCTCTAGTAGATCCGTTCTTGCGTGATGTGCAGGGTCGTCGTGGTATCTTTGATTATCGTGTCGTTTGCGATGAAACTAACAATACTCCTGAAATTATCGACAGAAACGAATTTGTCGGTGACATTTATATCAAACCAGCAAGAAGCATCAACTTTATCCAGCTAAACTTTATTGCTGTTAGAACTGGTGTAGCCTTCGAAGAAATTGTTGGTAGATTTTAATTTTAAGACATAAATAGATAAAAAAGGAGTAAAAAAATGGCAGCTTTTGACATTTCAGAATTTAGATCACAGATGACAGGTGATGGTGCAAGACCTAATCTGTTTGAGTGTTCTATTGATGATCTAAGTGCTTTAACAGGAATAACTACAGCACAATCTAAGTTTAACTTTATGTGTCGCGCAGCACAGTTACCAGGCTCAACAGTCAACGCTGTTCCTGTTAACTACTTCGGACGCGAACTAAAGTTTGCTGGTAATCGTACATTCACAGAATGGACAGTTACTATCATCAATGACGAAGACTTTGCTGTCCGTAATGCTATAGAAAGATGGATGAATTTCATTAATTCTCACAGAGAAAATGTTCGTGCTTTAAATCGTGTTTCGCCATCAACATATCAACGAGACGCATTTATTCGCCAACACGGAAAAGCTGGTGGTCTTACTACCGCAGATACAACAGGACGCATCATTAAAGAATATAAGTTCATCGGTATGTTTCCAATTGATCTTTCACCTATTGAAATGGATTGGGGCGCAAACGATACAATTGAAGAGTTTGCTGTAACATTTGCATATCAGTGGTGGGAAGATACAGGTAGATCAATCAGCAGTGCTGGACCTACCACTACCTAATATCTAATATATACTAGAGAGTGGGAATGCTCTTCCCACTCTTTATTTCCGGAGGATAATAGGTGGTTCAACTTTTTGGTTTTGAAATCTCAAGAAAAAAGACGAAGCAAGACAACGCTTCGCAAGATGAAGTCAATAAAACATTCGCATTACCGCAGAATGACGATGGTGCTGTAACTATTCAATCAGGTGCTTATTATGGCACCTATGTTGATTTAGACGGTGTTGTTCGCAACGAAATTGAACTTATCACTCGGTATCGTGAAATGTCAATGCAGCCAGAGTTGGAAACTGCTATTGACGAAATCGTTAATGAAGCAATTGTAAACACAGCTAAAGATAAGGCTGTGGAAATCAACATGGACGACCTTAAGCAGCCAGAAGGTGTCAAGAAGAAGATCAGAGATGAGTTTGATACTGTTCTAAAGCTTCTGAACTTTGGTAATATGGGGCATGAAATATTCCGTCGTTGGTATATTGACGGTCGCATGTTCTATCATGTGATCATTGACGAAAAGAGAGCGGGTGAAGGCATTTTGGAACTAAGATATATTGACCCGCGCAGAATTCGCAAAATCCGTGAAATTCAGAAAACAAAAGATCCTCGCACGACAATCGATATCATCAAGAAGATAAACGAATACTACCTATACAATGAGCGCGGTATTATTGGCGCACATTCCAATTTAGGTGCAAAGATTGCTGTTGATGCAATCGTCAATGTCAATTCCGGTCTAATGGATTCCAAGAGAGCGATGGTTCTCTCTCATCTACACAAGGCTATCAAGCCACTAAACAATCTTAGAATGATTGAAGATGCGACAGTCATTTATCGTCTCTCACGCGCGCCTGAGCGCCGTATATTTTACATTGACGTTGGTAACATGCCAACCATCAAAGCAGAACAGTATCTAAAAGATATTATGACTAAGTATCGTAACAAGCTTGTTTACGATAGCAGCACAGGTGAAATCAAAGATGATCGCAAGCATCTTTCCATGCTTGAAGATTTCTGGCTTCCTCGTCGTGAAGGCGGTAAGGGAACAGAAATTACAACTCTTCCTGGCGCACAGAATTTAGGCGAGTTGGAAGATGTAAAGTATTTTGAACGCAAGCTATACAAAGCACTTGGTGTTCCTATTGGTCGTCTTGAGCAACAACCAGGTGGTGGTATTCTTGGTCGTGCAACGGAAATTACCAGAGAAGAACTTAAGTTTGCAAAGTTTATTGACAGACTTCGTAACAAGTTTGCAACTCTATTTGATGATGTTCTTCGTGTTCAGCTTGTTTTAAAGAAAATATGTACTGAAGAAGAGTGGAAAGAGTTCAAAGAAGATGTTTACTACGATTTCAAGAAAGACAACAACTTTGATGAGTTGAAAGAGTCTGAACTATTAATGAATCGTATTGCAACTCTTCAAGCTGTAGATCCGTATGTTGGCCGTTATTATTCTATGCAGTGGGTTCGCAAGAATGTTCTAATGATGGATGATGAAGACATTGAAGAAATCCAAGCGCAGATAGAAGAAGAACAAGCTGCAAACACTCCGGTTGATGAAAACGGTAATCCATTGCCTACAGATGATCAGGGTAATCCGTTGCCGCCTCAAGCACCTGCATCTAATATGGTTCCACCTACTCCTCAAGAGAGTATGATGCAGCAGTATGCAGCGCAGCAGGGAGTGCCTCCTGAACAACAACCCGTTCAAGATGGAACAGGTAAAGATCAGATAGATCCATTAGAGATGGGACAAGCAACAAATCGCAGAAGATTTGTCAATGATACTATGGAACCAGTAAGATGATGAAATTTGAAGACTTTATATCAGAATCTTTAGCTGCTGAGGTCAAGTCAGAACCAAAAACAAACGCATCCAAAGAAGCAAGAAGACTTGGGCTGACTTATATGGGTTTTGGCAGATATGCTGACTCTAAAGGCAGAATAGCATATACAGTAGATAACGATAGACTTGTGCCATACAAACATATAGAAGAAATTCAAAGTATATATGACAAAGCTAGAAGCACAAGTAATCCAAATAAATCCAAAGAGTTAATGACTCAAGTTGATACTCATTCAAAAGTTTTGTCAAAAAGAGAAGCAGAAGATATTAAGATTCTTAACAAGAAATACAAAGAAACAATAGCTTTGAATAAAGAACTATACAAGTTCTATAAGCCTGGAATGTATGATGACGAAGAAATACGAGCAATCGAAGAATACACTAGTGATGCTTTTGATCCTATAAATAGATTTCTTTACAAAGGTCATGATCCAGATACAGAGCCAGAATACGCTTCTTTTATAGAAAGTATGGTAGAAGCACTAGATTCAGCTTTTGAAGAAACACAAGCTCCATTTGATTATACTGTATACACAGGTCTGAGTGAAAGATATAAAGCTGAAAAAATAAAACCTGGCAGTGAATATATCTTCAGAGGTTATTTGTCTACTTCTATAAATTTCAATACAGCCATTAATGGATTTACCGATTCGGACTGGGGCAATGAAAAACCCGTAGTGCTTCAAATCGAGATTTCGAAGGGTCAAAAATCTATCTATGTTGATCCACTTTCTTCTAATAGAGGCGAATTGGAAACAATGTTGCCGAGAGGTTCAAAAGTCAAAATTGTTTCTGGTCCACATCAAATTGATTATGGTATACTAAATCCAGAAGCAGATTCGGTAACGATAAATCTTTTCCATTGTGTATTGATAGAAGATTTATAAATATACTAAACACTCAGGAGAATAAAATGTCAGTAAACAAAGCATTAGAAAACATTCTAGAAGGCAATCTAGATGCTATGCGTACACATTTTTCAAACGCTCTCGCTACAAAGGCTGTTGAAAAGTTGGAAGAACGCAAGATTGATATCGCACAAAGTTACTTCGGTCAGGTAATGGAAGAAGTTGAAGAACTTGATGAGAAGACAATAGCTTCTAAAAAGTCAAGTAAAGGAACAAAGTGGAAAGTAAAATCTAAGAATTCTGATGAAAAAGGATCGGAAGTTGAAGTTCGTCAAGGCAAAAGAGTTAAAGATACTGGTGATTATGATCGTGGAGCCAGAGCGTTCTTTATGAAGAGTGGCACTTACGAAAATCCTAAAGATATGCTTAGAAAGAGAAAGTAATACATCATGAAAAGCATCAAAGACCTAAGAGAACAGTATAATCTCATTACTGAAAAAGAAGAACACGACATGAATAAGCTTACCCAGCTTGTTCGTGCAGGTTTGTTTGATGCTAAAAAGCTATCAGCACTAAAACGCGCTATGGAAAAACCAGCAGATAAGATGACAGCGCAAGAAAAGCGCATGATGATCAATTTGCTGGACGCTCTAATGTCCGAAGTTCTTTCAGACAAGATGGTATACAGAAAGATCAAACAAGATGTAATGATGAAGGAATCAAAAGCTGGTATAGCTAAAGATGTAACAAACATTCCTGCTGTAGTAGTTCTAAAAAGAAAAGCAATTCGTGCTTTTCCTGATGGGCAAAAAGTTGGTCTTTACTATGCTCAAGCACTCGACAAGTATGTAACAATTCCATTCAATGAAATTGGTGTTGCTGATGTGAATGAAGAGATTCGTTTAGATGAAGGCGTAAAAGACATTATCAAAAAAATCGGCAAAGGCATAGCCAACAACTTTTTTGGCTCAGCTAACAGTGAAAATTCAGGTACATCGTCTCGTAGTAAATCAGAACCAAAATACACTACACCAATGTCATCTAAGTTTACCGTGGCTGGTATTGCACCAAAATCTGCAATTGATCCTGATAATGATTCACCTGCTATTCAATCTAAGATGAGATCACAGTATAGACAGTCTCTTCAAGTTCAGGAAACCAATAATGTAAATATAAATGAAATTTATAAAAAAGTAACATCAGGAGAGAGAGGTCCTGAAGATGCTAGAGTATACTCTGGACCGGGCGGCGGTTTTAATCCAGCACAAATTCCTTATGGTGGTATAAATTCAAGAAGAACTGGTAGCGGTGAACTTTATGGCGGCAGAAGAATATCTTCTGGTGCTTTGAGAAGATCAAAGTCAGACACAACATTGAAAAATCCTTTAGCGCATTCTCCTGTAAAGACTATGAAAAAAGTCAAGCAAGATGTTCAAGTTGATGTGAAACAGAAGAGAAACGAAATTTCAGCACAGAATTTTTGGAAGAAGCAAGCTGAGAAAAAACAAGCTGAAATAGCTGATCCAAAACCATCTGGACCGCCAAAGAGAGTTGTGCCTAAAAGAAAATCTCCTGATAGAAGAGATAAGCCTTTTGAAGATCCTCGCACTCGTCCTGGAACTCCAGTAAGAAAAGAACCGGATAAGAAACCAGAACCAGATAAGAAACCAAAACCAGATAAGAAACCAAAACCGGACAAGAAGACTGATAAAAAGAAAGATTTAGAGAAGCAACCTCAAAATAACACAGGTACCAGAACTGATGCAAAAAGCAAATTGGGTAGAGCAGCCAAGTTAGCAGCCGCAGCAGCAGGTCTAGGATTACTTGCAAGACTTAGAGGTGGCGGTTCATCGGAGAAAGCCAAAGGCGAAAAGAAGCTTACTGGAACCAAAAGTTCAACAATCAAAATACCTACAATTGAACCCACATATCGAGGAACAGATGATGCTATCAAATCTTTGGAAAGAAGTTTGTTTAGAAAGTCAATGACTGAAAATGTTCAATTGGATTTAGATGGAAATTTATTTGAAATAAATAGTAAAGAAGCTGACAAAGTATTAAGACTATATGAATCTCTCAATATCAAAAACAAAAAGAAAATGCTTCAAATGATGAACGAGAGCAATGAAAGTCTAAAAAAAGTAATATCATTCGCAATAAGGCAATAATATGGCAAACTTAATAACAGAACAAAGACTAATAGACTCTAACAAAAGAGCATTGATAAAGTATGTAATTCTTTCTGATGGCACTCAGGAAGCAAATACTCGTTTGCTTGATGCGTCTACATTGCAATTTGCACTAAATGCGAACGGTTATATTATGCAGTCTAACACTCATCCAAAGTCAAGCTATAGATCAACTGTAAGAAAGATCAAAGCATATTCCAGAACAGGTGGTTCTTTTAGATTGAAGTGGGAAGGCGATGCAAACTCTGAAATCATTACATTTGGTTCTGGTTCAGTAGACTTTACATTTGAAAACGACGGCGCAATCATTCCTAATCCAGAAGCAAATGCTACAGGTGATATTTTAATCAGCACAGCAAATCTTGTTTTTGGTGATACCACAACGATATTTTTAGATATTAGAAAAGAAAGCTTAGATTATGATGCAGGGCAGACAGCAGATCCATATGCATTCAACAGGATACAATCATGAGAGATTTAGTTAATTCCATAATCAACAAAAACTATACAGAAGCTAATGATCTTCTAGAAGAACAACTTTCACATATTTCCATTGTCAAGTTGGAAGAAGCAAAGAAGATGTCTGCTGCAAAGATGACTGCTGAACAAAGTCATTCAATGAATAGAACAGCATCAAATCTTGTAAGACTTGGTGTAGTTGAAGAAGAGGAAGTAGAAGAAGCTGTTGATCCAAAAGATAGTAGCATGTCTGCTGAAAAAGGACCAGCACAATCAAAAAATGTTACAGTGGTTCCTAAATCACAGCCAGGTAGCACACATTACAAGAATATGAAAGAGAGTGATGATCTAGGACCTGTAAAGAAGAAAGATAATGAGTCACAGGAATATGAACATTCAGAATCAAGAAAAAGAATAAGATCAGTCAAACATCCTGGCAAAGAGTGGAAACTTGTAAGTGAGCAAATGGTAAATCGTAGCACTAAGTCAAGTAGTCCTGCTTACAAGCAAGCACAAACAACATGGATAAATAGAGTTATAACAGGAAAACCTGTTGCTTCAAGCATTGCATCATCTCTGGCCAGAGACGATATGACTCCTTCTGAAAGAATGAGTGCAAATAAAACACAACAAATAAATACACAACTAAAAACTCCAGCGCCTCGTGCTGGCGGATATACTGACGCAAGAACAAATAAGCCGTATGTGCCTCCAAGAGCAGAACAGATGCCTCTACGTGGTCCAACAACTCAAGGTTCTTCACAGGTAAACAGAGCAGGTAAAGTCGATAGACCTATTCCAGCTTCTCCTATAAAAACAAATGTTCAGCAAAGAACAACTACTGTCAATAAAGTCAACGAAGAAGAGCAGTTAGACGAAGCAAGATTTAAAATAGTCAAAGCAAGAATTCGTGGTGGTAAAATACAACGCCGCAAAAAAATATCCAATGTTCCAGGTTACAGAATGCAAGGTTCAACCTTACAGCGTATGTCACCAGCAGAAAGACGCAGAAGAAAAATGGGTGCAAGAAGAGCAAAAATCAAGCGTAGAACAAAAATGACAAGAACTCTTATGAAGCGCCAAAGATCAATCAGAAGAAGAAAGGCTTTAGGTCTATGAAGCTTATAAAAGAAGAAGTAAACGAAATCCGTTTTCTTACAGAGATGAATGAGAAGACTGGTAAGAAAGAGATGTTCATTGAAGGCATCTTTATGCAGGCTGAACAGAAGAACAAGAACGGTCGTGTGTATCCTTTTGGTGTTCTTAACAAAGAAGTTGACAGATACAATAGTGAGTATGTCACAAAAAATCGTGCATTTGGTGAATTAGGGCATCCTGATTCTCCGACAATCAATTTGGATCGTGTGTCTCACATGATTACAAAGCTTTATCCAGATGGTAATAACTTTATAGGTAAAGCAAAAATTTTAGATACTCCTAACGGAAATATTGTGAAAAGTTTACTAGATGGTGGTGCTAGTTTAGGTGTTTCAACAAGAGGCGTAGGGTCTCTTAAACCTTCCAACGGTTATCAGTTGGTGCAAGATGATTTTAGACTAGCTACAGCAGCAGATGTTGTAGCTGATCCTTCAGCACCTAATGCTTTTGTGCAAGGTATAATGGAAAATGCAGAATGGATTTTAACTGAGCATGGTTGGCAACAAGTTCATGTTGATCGTGCTAAGAAAATGATCAGAGAAGCATCTAAAAATGAGATTGAAGCAGTAAGTCTTCGTCTTTTTGAACATTTCATTTCAAAATTGTAAAATTATAAATAACAATAGAAACAAGGAGTATTTTCATATGGGTAAGTCATTAACAGAAGTGGCGAAAGCGATTTTGATGAATGAGTCAAACGACTCAGAACCAGATCGCGGCGCTAAGTCTTCAAATCCTAATATGGCAACATTGAAGCCAGGTGGTGGCTCAAAGGGTGGTGCTGAACCATCTCCAATGAGCAATCAAGCTACATTGGTAGGTGATGCACCAAAGAAGCCAGGTGAAGGCAACAATGTTGGCGCTAAAGCTGCTACAATGAAGCAGGACACATCACAAGCTTCTCCATCTCGCAAGGGTGCAGTTCCTGCACAGCCACCAGAAAAGATGATGGCCGAAGAAGAAGATATTGAAGAAGGTGTAGAAGACGTTTCAACATCTTCATCCAATCTACCTATAAGAAACAAAATGGCAAACTCAACTCAAAGCGGCGCAGTTCGTAGACCTATGCCTATGAGAGAAGAAGAAGACCTAGAAGAAGACATTGAAATCTCAGAAGAACTAGAAGCTTTCATTGATCAGTGCCTTGAAGAAGGTATGTCTGAAGATGAAATTGCAGAAGCAATTGAGGAAAACTTTGAGTTTGTTGCAGAGGAAACAGAAGAAGTTCCTTACTACGACTATGAAGTAGACATGAATGAAGATGTTCAGGCTCTATTTGCAGGCGAAGACCTTTCAGAAGAGTTCATGGAAAAAGCAAAGACAATCTTTGAAGCTGCTGTTGTAGCAAAGATGCAGTCTGAGATTGCTCGTCTGGAAGAAGCATATGCTGCTACTCTAGAAGAAGAGGTAGAAACAATTAAGGAAGAACTGTCCAACAATGTTGACGATTACCTAAACTATGTTGTAGAAAACTGGGTATCTGAAAACGAAGTTGCTATTGAAGCAGGTCTCCGCACAGAACTAACAGAAGATTTTATTTCTGGTCTTCGCCAGCTATTTGCAGAACACTACATTGACATTCCTGAAGATCAGATTTCAGTTGTTGAAGAATTAGGTTCTAAGGTTGAAAAACTAGAAGAAAAACTAAATGAAGAAATTGAGCGTAATGTTGAATTGACAAACATTCTTTCTGAAAGTGTTAGAAACGAAATTATCAATGATATGACAGATGGTTTGACAGTGACTCAAGCTGAAAAGCTTAAGTCCCTTTCTGAAGGTGTTGAGTTTGTTGACGAAGAGTCATTCGCAACAAAAATTCAGACTTTGCGCGAAAATTATTTCCCATCAAACATCAAGTCTCAGACAGAACTTGATAGCATTGTACCGGGTACTGAAGGTCAAACAATGATTTCAGAAGAAAATAATCCAATGAACAAGTATGTTCGCGCACTTGGTAAAACTCTTCCAAATTAATGGAATTTTATAAATAAAAATAAGATATCTCAAAAGGAGAATTTAAATGTATCTTACAGAACAATTAGAACAGAAGTGGTCTCCAGTATTGGACCACGAAGGTGCAGGCAAGATTGGTAATGCATACAAGCGCGCTGTTACAGCTATCGTTCTTGAAAATCAAGAACGCGCTATGGCAGAAGAATCTCGTATGCTTAACGAAGCTGCACCAACAAACGCAACAGGTAATGCAATTTCAAACTACGATCCAATTCTTATTTCATTGGTTCGTCGTGCGCTTCCAAAGTTGATTGCTTATGATGTTGCAGGTGTACAGCCTATGACTGGTCCAACAGGACTTATCTTTGCTATGCGTTCACGCTATGGTTCACAGACTGGCACAGAAGCATTCTTCAACGAAGCTAACACTGCATTTTCTTCTCAGAACGCAGCTGGTGGTCTTGTTGGTGGTGGCGCTCATGCTAACACAAATCCTGTAGCAAACACACTAAACTCAAGTCTTTATACAACTGCTAACGGTATGACAACTGCTCAAGCTGAAGCACTAGGCGATGGTACCGCTGGTAACGCATTCGCTGAAATGGCATTCAGCATTGAGAAGGTAACTGTAACTGCTCGTAGCCGTGCGCTAAAGGCAGAATACACAATGGAACTCGCTCAGGATCTTAAGGCTGTTCACGGTCTAGACGCTGAGACAGAACTTGCTAACATTCTGTCTACAGAAATCCTAGCAGAAATCAATCGTGAAGTAATTCGTACAATCTACACATCTGCTGTTCGTGGAGCTACATACGGAACAACCACAGCTGGTACATTCGATCTTGACACAGACTCAAACGGCCGTTGGTCAGTTGAAAAGTTCAAGGGTCTTGTATTCCAGATTGAGCGTGAGTGCAATGCAATTGCGAAGGCAACTCGTCGTGGTAAGGGTAACATTCTGATCGTTTCATCAGATGTTGCATCCGCTCTTGCGATGGCTGGTGTTCTTGATTACACACCTGCTCTTCAGGTTAATCTTGAAGTAGACGATACTGGCAACACTTTTGCTGGTACAATGCACGGTCGTGTAAAGGTTTACATTGATCCATACTTCGGTGGTTCATCTGCTGGCGACGAACTTGTAACCGTTGGTTATAAGGGTACATCACCATATGATGCTGGTCTATTCTACTGCCCATACGTACCTCTACAGATGGTCCGTGCTATCGGTCAGGATACATTCCAGCCTAAGATTGGCTTCAAGACTCGTTACGGCATGGTTGCAAATCCATTTGCGCGTGGCGATGATGCATCTTCACCTGGTCTTGGTGTTATTGCTGATCGTACAAATCAGTATTACCGCATCTTCCGTGTCCGCAACCTCATGTAACAAATTGTTGCACTTTGCGATATAAGTTTGGGGAGCTTCGGCTCCCCTTTCTTTTGTCACCAAATACATACAGTTATTACAAAGCCACCAAAGCATAAATACTCATATAGGAGTATCAAATGACACAACGATCTTTTCTAAACATAAATCCAGAGAACACAAACTTTCTTCAAACAACGAAGTATACTTTTGTTATTCCTAATTTACCTTTTGCAAGATACTTCTGTCAAAATGTCAATCTTCCAGGTGTAACATCAAACGAGATTGAAGTACCTAATCCTTTTGCAAGTGCATATAGACATCCAACAAAAATGTCTTTTGAAGCTTTCACTATCACATTTTTGGTAGACGAAGATTTGAAAGTATGGGAAGAAACATTCAAATGGATTGTTTCTCTAACAAGACCAGAAAGCTACTCTCAATACATCAAAAGCATAAATGCAGATGCTTCTCCATATCAAGATGGTTTGTTGACTATAAATACCAACGCTAACATATCAAACATCAGAATAAAGTTCAGAAATGTGTTTCCTGTTTCTCTTGGAGGAATACAATTCAGCACAATGAACTCCGCAGATACTACACCTACCGCAGATGTTACCTTCAGATATGATATATTTGATATTGAAAGATTGTAGTTGACAGGAACTTGATTTCCTTATATACTTACAATCATTTTTTGTAATGGAGATGTAATGAAACCGCCAGTGAACATTGACGCACTCATGGAAGAATGGGTCAAAGACTCAGCATGGGATGAAACTGAACCGCAGAAAGCTATGGCTAACATACCAAAGCTTCATGCGAAGTATTTGCGTATCATGACACATCACAATCTGTTAGTCAAGAAGCTTTATGCTGAGTATAATACCAGACGCAAGATCAAGTGGGAATATTATAGTGGAGACTTGAACAACCCAGAAGACCTTGAGAAGTATGGACTTGAACCTATGATGAAAAAGGTTCTTCGCGCAGACTTGTCCCACTATCTTGATTCGGACACTGAACTAAATAACATACTGTTAAAGAAAGTGATACATGAAGAGATTGTTGAGTTCTGTAAGAATGTATTGAAGGAGTTGAACAATCGTACTTGGCAGTTGAAAGAATACATGTCATGGGAAAGATTTGTCGGTGGACAGTAATAGTAAAATAATCATACGAAACAAAGATGAAGCATTCGTGCATGTTGATTGCACAGATGGTGTGTCGTATGAACTACGGGAACATTTTACTTTTATGGTTCCAGGATACCAGTTCACGCCTCAGTATCGTGCGAGGTTGTGGGATGGTAAGATTAGATTATGGGATGCGAACAAGCGTCAGATATATCGTGGACTTGTTCCTGAGATTGCAAAGTTTTGTGAAGAACGTGGTTATGATTGGGATTATGAGAACGAAGACTATGATGAAGAGTTTTCTTTAACTGAAGCAAAAGAGTTTATAGAACTAATAAGGCCAAAACATGCACCAAGAGATTACCAACTGGATGCATTCGTTCATGCAATTCGTGTACGGAGAACTTTATTACTTAGCCCCACTGCAAGTGGTAAGTCTCTTATTATTTATCTTCTTACTCGTTTTCTGGAAAATAGAGGACTGAAACGAGGTCTGATAATTGTACCGACTGTCTCTCTTGTAGAGCAGTTGACAAGCGATTTCAAAGATTATAGTGAAACGAATGGATGGAATGTTAGCGACAAAGTACATAAGATATATCAAGGTCAGGAAAAGTATAGCGATAAGTTTCTGACGATTTCAACTTGGCAGTCTATCTATCAACTGCCGAAGAAGTACTTTGCTGACTATGATTTTGTGATCGGTGATGAAGCACATCTGTTCAAGGCCAAATCTCTTATAGATATTATGACGGGGTTATCTAATGCGCGATACAGAATTGGGACCACTGGTACCCTTGATGGAACAAAAACTCATAAACTTGTACTTGAAGGACTTTTTGGATCAGTTCGTAAAGTTATCACCACCAAAGAACTCATGGATGCAAAGCACTTGGCTGAGTTTCAAATCAAGTGCTTACTTCTTCGACATAGTGAATCTATTTGTCAAGCTGCGAAGCAGTTTAGCTATCAGCAGGAAATTGAATACCTTGTACTCAATGAGGCAAGGAACAAATTCATATCTAACCTCGCTGTATCCTTGGACGGTAATACCCTCGTCCTCTACCAGTACGTTGACAAGCATGGACGGATACTCCACAAGCTTATTTCTGAGCGACTGGGAACTGACAGAAAGATATTTTTCGTAAGTGGTGAAACAGATGTGGATATTCGTGAAGAGATTCGTAAGATCGTTGAACAGGAAACGCAGGCTATTATTGTTGCTAGTTTTGGCACTTTTAGCACTGGCATCAATATTAGAAATTTGCATAACATTATATTTGCTAGCCCATCTAAGTCTAGGATAAGAAACTTGCAATCCATTGGTCGTGGATTGCGTAAGAGTGAAACAAAAGATTCAGCAACTTTGTTTGATATCGCCGATGATATGAGATACAACAAGCGTGAGAACTACACATTGAAGCATTTTGCTGAAAGGATCAAAATATATGGCGAGGAAAAGTTCAAGTTCAAAATCTACAAAATCGAACTCAAGTGATATCAGATTCATTAGACTGGTAACAGGTGAAGACATTGTTACTGAAGTCACTGATGTTGCTAATGGCAAGCTGATGATGAACAATCCATTGAAGGTTGTTTATACTCCATCTTTGCAAACTGGATTTCTGTCCATATCACTCATGCAGTGGATATTTACCAGAATATCAAAGAATCAGACATTTGATATGGACTTACATAATGTTCTTGTAATGACTGACGCTGACCAGCAACTGAAAGAACACTATGAAGAATCACTGATTACTTTCAGTAAGCATGATCCTACCAAGATATCAGATGAAGAAGATGATGAGTTTGGTATGTTAGATAACGAAGATGGTGTTGAGATGCTAAACAATCTAATCAACAAGACCAAGAATGGTAAAGGAAAACTACACTAATGGCAAAAGAAACTGTAACAGAGTTAGATGAATCTAACGATTTTGGCTTTACATTTCATGATGAAGAAGAAATAGTAACTTCATCTGGCGTAACTGATGAAGTAGAAGTTCTAAAAGAAAAGCTGAGAACTATTAGGAAAACATATTTGCCTTTGCTCCAACATTTAGCTAAAGATCCAGATAAGCCTATGATCAAATGGCCTAACAGAAAAGATATACTGGATAAGCAGATCAAGAAGATGATTGATCTAACGAATGTAGATTAAAGTTATTCATATCATCGCTGGCATAGCCATATTACTGTCGTGTCAAGCGTTTGTCAAGAAGGAAGTGCATATGAAAGAAAAAAAAGTAAACTATGTAGACAACAAGAAGTTCTATGAGACAATCGTTGAACATAGAAGAAGAGTGGAAGAGAGCGCACAGAAAGGTTTAGAACCACCGAGACTTCCTGAGTATATTGGTGAATGTATATGGAAAATAGCTAACAAGCTTTCCAACAAACCATGTTTCATCAACTATTCATATAGAGATGAGATGATATCAGATGGCATAGAAAACTGTATCATGTACTTCAAGGACTTTGATCCTAACAAGACACAGAATCCATTTGCATACTTTACACAGATCATATATTATGCGTTCCTGAGACGCATCAATAAAGAAGAAAAAAACAGGTATATCATATACAAGAACTTTCAGGAAACAATTATAAACAATGGATACAATGCTTATTTGACAGATACGGAAGACAATCATATTGTTCCTACTCATATGTACGATAACATCAACTCATTCATGGGAAGATTTGAAGAGAAGGAAGAGTTGAAAAAGCAAAAACGAAAAGAACAAAAGTTGGGTTTAACAAAATTTTATGAGGAAGATAAAGATGAACAACGAAGTGCCGTTTCAGGTTGAACACTTGATCAATAGCCTTCTGAACCAGAAAGAGAACATCCATATTCGTGGCAACTATAGAAACAGACTGGAAACGATAAAAGAAGCTATTGACAAATCACTAAAAAAGTACGATAATGAACTCTACATGTCCAATACTAGGAAAAAGAGAGCGTGACTAAAGTTCTACTCATTACCGATACTCACTGGGGAGTTAGAAATGACTCCCCAGTTTTCCTTGACTATTTCAAGAGGAGCGTAGATGAATTTCTCATTCCATTTATCAAGGCGAATGACATTAAGCATATCATTCATCTTGGCGATCTTGTTGACCGCAGGAAGTATATTAACGTCCTTACCCATTCCAGATTGAGAACTGACTTTCTTGAGCCGCTGAATGAACTGTGTGAGATGTACATCATCGCAGGCAATCATGATGAGTATTTCAAAGATACATATACAGTGAATGCTCTTGAAGAGTTTGTTGGTAATCGTTATAACAACATCAAGATATACTCAACACCCACAGAGATTGAGATTGATGGTTGTGCGTTCTTTCTGTTGCCTTGGATCACAAAGGCTAACGAGAAGTCTTGTTATGAAGCAGTAGAGAATACCAAGTCACTTATTTGTTGTGGTCATCTTGAACTTGATGGCTTTGAGATGCAGAAAGGATTGTTATCAGACCATGGATGGAATCATAAGCTTCTTGGCAAGTTTGATAGCGTATTTACTGGTCATTATCATCACCGTAGCAGCAGGGATAATATTCATTACATTGGCGCTTTTTGTGAGCATATATGGAGTGATTATAATGATCCTCGGGGCTTTGTTGTCTTTGATACTGAATCCCGCGATACAGTTTTTCATCGTAATCCTTATCGCATATTTCATATGGTCGCTTATGATGATGTGAAGCATCCTGATATCCTTGAGAAGATTAGCGCAACTGACTATAGCAAGTTCAAGGACACATATGTTAAGATTGTTTGTGTGAACAAGACTAATCCATATTCGTTTGATGTTTTACTTGACAAACTGTATCAAGCACAAGCAGCAGACATTTCTATTGTGGAAGATATCAATTCGTTCACTGACAATAATGCAGATGAACTGGTAGACGAAGCACAAGACACATTGACGATCCTAGATAATTTTATAAGTGGGTTGACTTTGCCTGTAGAAAATGATAAGATGAAACATTACATGCGTGAGGTATATACCGAAGCATTGTCGTTGGAGACTATAGAATGAAGTATAACATTGGTAACAAATTCTGGCGTGTGAATAAGATATTCAACCGTCTCACAGGCGTACAGAAGAAGCTGAAGATGGTTGATGCTGATGGTATTGAATGGTATCGCTATGATAAGGATAGTGTCGATTTTGACTTGATGGAAGTCGAAATTGTAGGTACATTCAATGCTGTTGTCGAAGGGCACAACATTTGGAATGAAGAAGAGTATTGTGACCGCTACTGTATGAAGATCGGTGATCACTACGATGAAGTGTGGGAAGATGAATTTGATGGTGAACATCGCGGACACTATACTTCTTATTTCCATACCAAAGAAGAAGCTGAAGAATACATCAAGGAACAGCGTGAGTATCACAACGCACTATGATTACATTTGAACTGATTAGATGGAAGAACCTTCTCTCTACTGGTAATGCGTGGACTGAGATTGAACTGAATTCCTCAAAGACAAACTTGATAGTAGGCGCGAACGGGCATGGTAAATCAACCATACTTGACGCGCTTACTTTTGTTTTGTTTGGCAAACCATTCCGCAAGATCAACAAGCCTCTACTTGTAAACAGTGTAAACAACAAAGACTGTAAGGTTGAGATTGTATTCAAGGCCTATGGCAAAGACTACAAGATTGTGCGTGGCATTCGTCCTAATATCTTTGAGATATGGGTTGATGGTTCATTGCTGAATCAGGACTCAGCTTCCAGAGACTATCAGGAATATCTTGAAAAGTTCATTCTCAAGATGAACATGAAGTCCTTCTGTCAGATTGTCATTCTTGGTTCAGCATCTTTTACACCGTTCATGCAGCTAACATCTGCTGATCGTCGCACTATTATTGAAGACTTGCTGGACATCCAAATCTTCTCAGTGATGAATCTTTTAGTAAAGCAGCGTTGGCAAGAGAATAAGGAAAGTGTAGAGAAAAATCGTATGCTTCTCAAGTCTGCACAGGACAAGAGAGACTATGTTGAGCGTACACTGGCCAATCTAAAGCAGAACAATGATGACAGACTGCTTGAACTTGAAAAGCAGCTTGCAGACTTTACACAGCAAAAGAAAGATTTGTTAGATAAAGTAAAAGGTCTTCTGGACGAAAAAGAAGACCTCATGAATGATGTTGTCAATCTTGCAGATGTTAGAAACGATTATTCCAACTCTATCGTATCTCTTACAACTCAGGAAACAAATATCCATCGCTGTGACAAAGAGATTGAGTTCCTTACAGAGCATGATGAATGTCCAACCTGTAAGCAGCACATTGATGAACATTTTAGAGAAAGACGTAAGATCAAGCTTCACGAACAAGCTGCCGAAGCACAGAAGTATGCTGATCTGCTAAAGAAGCATATGGATGATCTGCTTACAAAGATCAATAATCTTGAAGATAAGTCTAAGCGTTCACATTCTATCTCTGCTGAAATCAAGTCCAGCAAGCAGACAATGATGCACATCGTATCCATGATGAATGACATTGAAGACAACATGGACAAGATTCGCAACTCTGACAAGCTTGTATTGGACAGTGAGAAAGACTTGAAGTCTGCGGAAGAAGAAATCTATCGCATGGAAGGTTCTTTGCAATTCCGTCTAAACGAACGTACCATGATTGAAACGGCCATGTCTCTACTCAAGGATGGCGGTATCAAGACGAAGATCATCAAGCAGTATATTCCAATCATCAACAAGCTAGTCAACAAGTACCTTGCTCAGATGGGTTTCTTTGTCAACTTCAATATAGATGAGAACTTCAATGAGGTCATCAAGTCCAGATTTCGTGATGAGTTTTCTTATTCCAACTTTTCAGAAGGTGAGAAAACCAGAATAGATCTGGCACTTCTCTTCACTTGGCGTTCTATTGCAAAGATGAAGAACAGTGTGAATACCAACTTGCTTATTCTGGACGAGATTTTGGATGGAAGTCTGGACGCAAACGGTACCGATGAGTTCCTCAAGATCATTCAGACATTGACAGACGATACAAATACATATATAATCTCGCACAAACAAGATCAACTCCTAGACAAGTTTGATAAAGTATACCGCTTTGAGAAGCAAAAGAATTTTAGTAGGATGGTATAATGACAAAGACACCCGTTGAAGAATCTGCACCATATGATAACTTCCTTGGACAAACTACTGTACCAGTAGAACCAGAAGAAACATCTCTTGCAGAATTCCTTGGTATGGAAGATGATAATGAAAACGAGCGCGAAAAACTCTGGGTAGGAATGCCTGAGTTTATTCAGAAAGACAATCCTCCATTCAAGACAATCTATTTGCATTTCCGCAATCAGCAAGATTTTGATGAGTTTGTGGCTAAGTATAAGTCTGTTGATGATGAGCAGACGATTTCAAAGAAAACAAAAAGCATGTGGTATCCTCATCTTGATAAGGATGAGAACTCCTTAAAGAGGTGGTTTGAAGAATGACAGTCAAGACAATAACTTATAGAGACATTCAAGCAGAAGTAAGAGAAGGTACCTCAGATGAATTTGTAGTTCATGAGGTATTTTCTGGTGAGTACAATAAGCTACAGATCAAGCCTGATGATGTTGTAGTAGACTTTGGTTTGAATATCGGAATGTTTACAACATTTGCATTGAAGAAAGGTGCAGCACTTGTTCATGGATACGAACCTGATATTGACAATTATAATCTCGCATGTAAAAATGTGGCAATGAATATTCCAGACACAAGCAAGTATGTACTACACAACGAAGCTGTTATCGGTAACAATGATAAGACACGCGACTTTTCTATCAATCTAAAGAAGAACAAAGGCGCACACTCTCTTGTTGCAAAACGAGGCAGAGATACAGTTACAGTCAATTGTACCAATATCAACTATGTCTTTGAGACTGTTAAGCCTACAGTAGTCAAGATGGACATTGAAGGTGGTGAACTAGAGTGTTTGCCCGCAATCAATAACTGGTACAATATTCGTGAGTTCATCATGGAGTTTCATCATGCTCACTTGAATGATCTAAAGACACATGAGAAGTATAATGACACTCTTGATCTTCTTCGCAAGCATTTTGGTTATGTTCAGGCCAGAGAAGACACAAAGGGTGCATGGGTAAACATTGTTTATTGTAGGAATGGAGAATGACTAATCCAACACATCCAGTATACATTATCTCTAAGGGTAGACATGAAACGATGTATACCTCGCGCTCTCTCGCGCGTATGAAGATACCACATTACATTGCTATTGAACCACAAGATGAAGAGAACTATGAAAATGCGCTGGATAACTTTAGCATTCGCGATTATGTTATCCTTCTTGTTGCTCCTTTTTCTAACCACGGTGACGGTCCTGGTCGTGCGAGAAACTGGTGTTGGGATCACTCAATCTCTATAGGTGCTGAGAAGCATTGGGTGTGTGATGATAACATTCAAGACTTCTATAGACTACATCTCAATCAGCGTATTCGTGTGGAGTCTGGTGCAATGTTCAAAGCATGTGAAGACTTTGTTGATAGATTTGAGAATGTACCCATATCTGGTCTACAGTATCGGTTCTTCATTGCACCTAATCAGCATTACTATCCTTTCGTGCTGAATACTCGTATCTATTCCACACTGCTAATCTCTAATGATTGCAAGCATAGATGGCGTGGTCGTTACAATGAGGACACTGACATTTGCCTTCGTGTATTGAAAGATGGTGATTGCACGATTCAGTTCAATAACTTTCTGCAAGGCAAAGCTGCAACTCAAACTGTCAAGGGTGGTAACACTGCGGAGTTTTATCACGCTGAGGGTGATCTTGACAAGAGCAAGTGGCGTGATGGTCAGTTGAACGCAACAGGTACAATAAATAAGTCTCAGATGCTAGTGGATATGCATCCAGATGTGGCTCGAATCGTCTGGAAATATGGACGCTGGCATCATTATGTGAACTATGAGCCTTTTCAGAATCTCAACCATCCGTTGAGAAGACAGCTTGGTTTGGGACCAGAGGATAATAAGCTGAGATTGAAACCAGGAGTTGATCTGAAGAGTTTCCCTAAGGTCAACAATTATGGGATGGTTCTGCGAAAGATATCAAAGACTTAGCCGAACCTAATAAAATCAAGCATTTAGCCAACCAGCTATGTGTCCATCGCATAGCTGGTATGCATTTGTGCCACTTGAAAAACCGACTTGCAATCCCCATCTATAGTATATGATGAAACGCTCCCTCTATGCTCTTGAACAGTTCCTTGCAACCCAATCCGTGTTTGCAAGATATCCCCTCAATCTGTATGCTCTCAAATCACAGATTCGTCTGCATAAGATGTTTCCTAAGTATTTTAACGATTGACACTTGAACTGATTCAGTTTAAGATATGTCCATAATCAAGAGGACACTATGGAAATAGTACACAATCACAATGCTAAGTCCCAGCTAGCCAAGTTGCTGGCTACGGAAAACATTACGGTACAGCACTCGGCCGCCGCACAAACTGCTATGTTTGATGTGGTTAAGCGTGTTCTGATTCTCCCTATCTGGCGCGAAATGTCCAATGACCTGTATGATATGCTGGTTGTTCACGAGGTTGGTCATGCTCTTGACACACCCTCTGACGGCTGGCTTGACGCATTGTCTGACATTGCAAAGCGAGTCACTGGTGCGGCTTCCAATCGTGCTATGGGTGCAGTCAAGGGCTTTCTGAACGTCATTGAAGACGCCCGCATTGACAAGCGCCAGAAGCGGCGCTTCCCTGGCTCTCGCCGCAACTATGTCAAGGGCTACGCCGAACTCATTGAACGCGACTTCTTTGGTACCAAGTCCAAGGACGTTAACTCTATGGCTTTCATTGACCGCTTGAATATCTACTTCAAGGGCGGTGCAATGTCTGGTATCAAGTTCTCGGCCGAAGAAAAGGCAATGGTCGCTAAGGTTGAAGCGGCTGAGACTTTTGATGAGGTGCTTGCACTCACCGAGGAAATCTTCGGTTGGTCTAAGTCTAAGCAGGAACAGGACGAGCCTGAAACTGACTCGGACGATATTCGTGCTAAGGGTGGAATGTCCGACGAGGACGACTATGACTTTTCCGACGAGTCTGATGAGGAAGATTTCGGCGATGATGATGAGGAAGAAAACTATACCTCTGGTCGCGGCGATGACGACTCTGATGATGAGGAAGAGGACGATGGTGAGTCTGACTCGGACGACACCGAAGCTGGTGACGGCGATGACAAGCGCGACTCTGATGATCCGATAAACGTCGGTGCAAAGTCTGATGATGACATTCCCGAGTCTGAAACTGAAAAGGCTTGGCAGAAAAATCAGGAAGACCTTGTCATCAAGTCGGACGAGGAATATGTTTACGTCAAGATCCCTCGCCCTGTCAAGTATGAACAGGTTGTAAATGATTACAAGATTGTTCTTGCTGACCAGCGCAAATGTATTGCTGGCTTCTGGAACCAGGATTGGCTCAAAGCTGTTCGTGAGGAACTCCAGAAGTTCAAGGCTAATGAAAAAGCTTCAATCTCTTTCATGGTGAAGGAGTTTGAGATGCGGAAATCGGCTGATGAGTACAGCCGCACTAGCATCTCCAAAACTGGTGTGATTGACACAAACAAGCTTCATTCATACAAGTATAATGATGACCTGTTCCGTCGTATCACCACTGTTGCTTCTGGTAAGAACCACGGCTTTGTCATGTTCATTGACTGGTCTGGCTCCATGGACATTCATCTTAAGAAGACTGTAAAGCAGCTTCTTTCGCTGACCATGTTCTGTAAGCAGGTTCAGATTCCGTTTGAAGTCTACTCATTCCGTAGTACCACTGGCTTTGATGTTGATGAGGGTCGTATCAACGGCGCTTCGTTTACTCAGAACCAGAATGAACTGTACTTTGACAATTTCGTGGCTCGTAACTTGCTTTCATCGCGGATGAATGTTGCAGAATTCAATGACGCAATGTTCCATCTGTATGTGATGGCTTGTAATGGGCATCTTCGGTGTGACAGTCTCCAGTCCACTCCGCTTAACGAGTGTATTGGTGTAGCTGACATGATTGTCAATCGGTTCAAGGCTAAGTCTCGGGTTCAGATTGTTAACACAATCTTCCTGACTGACGGTGATTCTGATCCAATTCACATGGTTCACGGTTTGCATTCGTCTTGGAAGAAGCGCAAGTATATTCTTCAGGATGATATCACCAAGAAGACTTATGAGATTCGGTCTGAGATTAAGAACTCGTATTATCATCGGGACCCTTACTCTGATAAGGCTATGACTGGTTTGCTTCTCCGTGTTCTCAAGGACCGGACTGGCTGCAATCTGATTGGCTTCTACATCACCTCGTATGGCTTCAATCAATCTTACAGCCGTGTCAACGGTCAGTCTGGTGAAGCTTACAAGAAAGCTTCGGCTGATTGGAAAACAAACGGGTTCTTCAGTGCAACTACCTCTGGTTACGATGAATACTATATCATCAACCAGAAGACGTTTGATGTTTCGACTGGAAATCTTAACATCAAGTCCGATATGACCAAGAAAAAGATGGCATCGGAATTCATCAAGTTTTCGGAAAAGAAAGCTGTGTCCCGCGTTCTACTCTCTCGGTTTGTCAAGCGAATTGCCGCTTGACAACCACCTCTTCCTAGACTATAATATACACATAATCCAAAACACACACAAGGAAAGTTCTAATGGCTAAGTCCGTTGATAAGAGTGCCTTTTTCGCCGCTGTCAAGGCCGAGTATGGTGATATCAAGACCATCACTCGCCAGCAGTTGGTTCATCTTTATGATAACTGCGATGTTTCCTATCCGACGTGGCTTGTCAAAGACGAATCGCGCCGCATTGGTCGCGGTGTCTATACTCTTGACGACTCTGGCGTTACGGCTCAGACTGTGGCTAAGTCTGCTAAGGTTGTGAAGCGGGCTAAAAATGTCATCGCTGCTTCCGAGATTGCTTCGGAAGTTCCCGTTGCGCCGAATACAGCGATTGCTGTTGCTAATCAGGAAGACTTGAATATGG